CTATTAAGTACATCGGCATCACTTATAGATGTTACTTGAGATAAGACCTCATCATCAAATCCAGTTTGTTCCCTAATTAGGTATATTTTACCTGTAGGAACACTAATTTCCTTTTGTCTATAAGTATCTATCATAATATTTTATTTTAAAGCATGCATGTAATCTACAGCAAATTCTATGGATTCAATTAAATTACCCGATTCACCCCTTTTAAATTCTCTACCAGAAATTTTAGTGGGCCAACATCCATATAATATAAAAGTACCTACTATACTAAAACCATCATTGGATATTTCATGGATTATAATAGTATGTTTATAAGAACCTTCAGGTTGACCTATCCCCATTATGGGATCATTAGCAGCCTTACTCCAATTATAAAATATAGTATTTATAGTAGACGCACTAAATGGATCGCCAAGATTAATATCATTAGCCTTTAATGGGATTATACGATTAACTACTAAAGTACCTAATTTGGTTAAGCCAGCTGTTTTAACGACGGCATTCCCATGACCATGTTCATCAGCTTCAATTTCAACATCCGGTAATGTAACACTCTGTACCGAAAATACCGGTAAAGCTGTTAATGTAGGGATAACCATTCTAAAGTTAAAAACTTTTTTTGGATTTTTAATTACTGCCATTTTATTTATTTTTTAAAGATTATTTTTTAAAAATTATTTAAACTCAACCCCAGCATTAGTAAGAATTATAGCTAGATCTATTATTACAATAGGAGATACGGTTTTTATTTGAACTTGGATTTTATATATTCCATCTTGTACATCTTGTGGATCATTAACTTGTAAATCTTCTAGAGAAGTAGCAAATTGGTCACCATCCCAAACATATGCAAATAAAGCCCTCTTTTCAATTAAATCTTCCATAATAGGTTTACATACATAATAAATATTAGACCAAGTATCAAAATCATTGGGTTCACTTATATACCTTTCCAAAGTGGGTTTAAGTATACTAATTAGATATAATTCCAAGAAAATTATAGAGATAAATTTTTCTGGAGAATTATCTAAAGCCATTGTATAACCTGTCCAAAACATATTAACATTATTACGGTTAATAAGCATATTAACCCCACTACTAGAAATAGCATTTAAATCGTTAAAATAAGCAGGAGAACCAAAATTATTAACTGGACCATTAATTCCAGTAATAATTCCATAATTAAACCCAGATGGGGATTTCCAAGGAGCTATTCCATAATGTTCAGCTAATTTAGCAGCATAAAAACCAGTTTCAGGTACTTCACTTGTTGAATTTCCAAATAACGAAGTTTTAACTCCCCCACCGCTAACTATAATATACTTACTAACACTAATACCATTATCTGGATATTCAATGTATTCAGTAATTAGATCTGCAGAATTCAATCTATTAGGGATATGGATAATACCCATCAAATCTTTCCTAGCTTCTACATAACTAGTTAAAGCAGCATTAAGTATACCCAAAGTAATACCAGGTTCATCATCATCCAAAGAAGGAAAACAAATTACTTTCCCATCGTAGAAACTATTAAATCCTGATAAAGCATTTACATATTCACTAGAAGTTAAATTACCTCCATTACTACCCCCAGTTAAATTAAAAGTCTGTTCTTCCCAAATAACAGAACCTGATCCAGAACCTGATCCAGAACCTGAATCTTCAATATAAACTGGATCAATTAAAGTTGAATTCTTTATTGGTTCAAGATAATGTGGATTTAAAGTAATATCTTCAGGAACTATTAAATTTATGAACTTTTCTTTAAAGATTACATTCCCAAAACTATCCAGTTCATTTACGTAAATATTAAAATATGAATTTTCTCCAGATTCTAATTTAATTGAAACATTGTTATATTGTTTTCCTGGAGCTTTAGCCTTAAATTTAAACATAGGGGTAGTACCTAAAACAAAAGCTTCACTTTCAGCAATTGTAGCAGTATCTGATACTACTCTAGATACTCTTAATTGAACATTTTGAGCCAATATCCTTTTGGCTATAGCGGTAAATATGCCATTATCATCTCCATAATAGCTTATAAATTTAGCTACCGAATTAATAACATATTTTGGGTTAGCTTTAAGCCCTTTTAAAGTAGGGCCTACTATATAGACCAAACCTGTACCCGGGGTAACTATTGTTTGGGCTTCATTAATTACTTGGACTTTTACTTGTCCTGCTGGTTTATTCATATTATTTAATATTAATGGTTAATCCTAATTTTTGTTCAATGTATGTATTCAACTGTATATTTTTTATTGGAGTTACTGTAAATGGTTCAACAACTTCATTTAGCAAGATATCCGGAATAGAATAAGTATATCGATTCTCCACTAATCCATTTATAGGATCTTGGAATGGCTGAACAGATTCAAATTTAACCAAGAAATCTTCAGAACTATTTTCTGTATAATAGGGTATATAACTTATTGGGGGTAAATATAAAGTTGTAATGTAGGATAAAAATCGTAATTGATCTACTTGATTAGTTATAATACTGCAATTAAAATAAAGCTCTACAGTAACCCTATCTAACTTAGATAAATTATATAATCCATCCTTTAATGTTTTCATATAGCCAGGAGCTGATCCCCAAGATCCAGGGATAATAGAATTATGGGCTAATACTATTCTTGGTACTTTCTTTAAACCAAGATCCATATTATTACCCATATTAAATAATTCTACTGCAAATCCCTTATCTTTTTCTATAATTGCTAAAGCATCTAGGTAGTCTTGATATCCAGCTTTAGTATTTGGGAAAATAGTAATATCAGGAGTATACCCCTCATTAACTAATCCAATACGTAATGTCTCATAAACGCTTCTTTCAATTAAAGCTTGAAAATAAGGAGTCATAAGATATTAGCTAAGCGTTTTTTAATAGCACTATAAATAGCATTAGCACAGCCTTCATGGCCTCCTAATTTATAAAAAGTGGGTTCCCATAAAGGTCTAGCATTAATAGCTCCATAGCCATATTCATTTATTAACATATAATCTTTCATTTTAATACCCTTTTGCCAAGCTTTTTTATTTAAATCTCCAGTACTAAGATCCATAGAAACTAAATAGTTATGTTGAGTAATACGCATATTTAATAAAGCATTAATATAATGTGTAGAAGCTTGTAATAATTCGGAACCACTTATTCCAAATTTCATAGTTTTCCAAGTATTATATTTGGAACTAACTTCTGGCCATGGCATATTTACATAACTTCCATTAGTAATTATCCCTTTTACTAAAGTCCATTTAAATCTTTCTAAAAAAGTTCTGGAAGCTCTTGCTGCATCTCTTACTAGTCCATGATCTTTAGAAGCTAAAAATTTCATAGCTTTTTCAGCACTATACCAATCTCCAACTAATTCTATATTAAAATTAGTAGTATTTATAAATTGTTTTGCTAATTGGCTCATCTGGCGTTTAATCCTGTTTTTATAACTTCTCTAGATAATATTATCATATAATATAATGGATCATCATAAGCTAAGCCTATATTGGTATCACCATCAGGCCTATATTCTATACCATCAATTATAAACCTATCATTGATTGGATCAAAATCAAAATTCCCATTATTATTAATATAGCCTTTAGATTTTAGATACTCTCTATTTAGTAAAATATACATAGAAGATTTATCAAGAATACCAGTTGCAGTACTTTGATTAGTAGGCCAAGTCCTAAAATCATTATAACCCAAAATAGCTTTTAGTTTAATTTCGACAAACTTTTTTTGATCCCCTTCTCCCCATCTGTCTAAATTAAGATTTAGTCTACGCCATACTATATCTCTACCTGCAATATTTTTAAAAAAATCTAAATGTGTAGATTTAAATTTATACCATAAACTTGGTGTAAGACCCATAGCTATCTGTTTTTTTAAATACCATTGGTATAATAGATGTTTTAATATCTTTACAAAAACCCAAACTTATTCCAAGATTACTAGCTAAAGTACAACAAACAGAATTGATAGTATCAAAAGTACCATTATTTTTAAAAATTTCTTTTATTACTCCAGAACCATCAAACCATTCTGCCTCTAAGGGCCAGTTTTTTAAATTTTTAATAGCTCCAATAATCCCAGAAGGGCTTATTTCAGTTCTTGAAAAAACAGACCCTTCAAATAAAGCCATCATAAAATCATTACCAGATTTAATTAAAATATCCCTAACAATTAAATGGGCTATTAAAATATTATATTCTATGGGATAATTAAATTCATAGGTATATTCACTGGGATCTTCCAAAATATTAGGACCAATAATTTGTTGCCATTTAGTTCTAAATAAGTTAAATTGATCA